ACCATACAGTAGTTTTATCCGTTGTGGTGTCAGCAACCCATAGACGACCATAAGCACCTAGAACTTCATTAGCAAGCTGTACAGTACCTGAATAACCAGCATGAGCGGACATCAGTGTCCATGTGTTACCTGCATGGTCATACATGATAGGATCATGAGCACGTTGGAAGAAGTATGTATGATTGTTAAAGCTAACTGCTTTCCAGTTCTGTGCTGTCCATGTAGAACCAGTATACTTAAGAGTTAGTGTTGTTGTACCTGTGTAGATCTTGTTGTCACCGATAGACGCAAGCTCTGTTGTACCGTCTTTCTTGACAATCTCATACAACATGGTAGGCTCTGTACCTACATAACCTACAGAAGTGTTTAAGTTATCCCATCCTTTACGGGATGCTATACGACCATACTGATCAATGACAGCATTGTCAGCTCTAAGAGAAAACTCTTTAGGAAGACCTAACGATGAATCCTGTGTGTTAAGTCCAAAGAAGCCTGGAGCAAGAAGACTAACTGATTTTAACTCAGCAGCCATTATGACCACTCCCATGTTGTTTCATCAGCATAGCGTTCTGATTCAATAGCTACGTATGATGCAACTGCTTTACGGTACAGATCTGCTTGTTGCTCAGACAACCTACCACCATCTTCACCACGTTCATTGATAGCACGAAGATAAGCACCTTGGATAACTAACTCTGATGGCACATAGATAACATCTGAAGATACTGACAGATCAGCCTGTGGAACAACACAGTCTACCTTCACAGTAATTGAAGATCCTGGTATAGGCCATAGATCAATAGTAATCTCACCAGAAGTGTTAGAATTACCTACAGAGAAGTACTGTGGTGTACCGGACACTGTACCTTGTAAGTTAGTCCACTCGTGCATCTGATTCTGTGTTGCCTGAGTTAAGTCTCTCTTTACTGATGGTATGTACACCACTAACAACTTACTACGTGGATTAGAACCTGTGATAGCATAGTTCTGTGTACCATTAACAGCATTGATGGTCTTCGTTGTACGAAGAATAGACCAACTCCAGGTATCTTCTACTTCACGTTTAGCTTCGTTAACAAAGTCAGCAACTAGCTTAACGTATGGTGTATCAGATACAGTTGAGGCTTCAGTTTCCCGAAGCCTTCGTAGTACACCGTTAACACAATCTAAGTACGTAGCCATATGTCACCATTTTACTTTATCAGAAACAGAGGAGCAAAGATTTAAAAACTCATCAATAGTTAATGAACCTCTCATCATATTGATTTTTTTATGTACTAACTGTACGTTTTCTACTGTATAACCAATATTGTTATCTATCCTATCTATTGATGCTGTGTGTTCCCAACCAACTTTACTCCAGCCTATAGATAAACCAGATAAAACACATAACCCATCTTGTTCTTCATAAAGTTCATTTATAAATTGAGGGGTTAGCTCCCATAAATAACCACGAGTCAAAGCGCTTTTATAAAAAGACTCATACCATGCTAATCTAACCGCACCTACCATACCTGAAGGATGGTTGTTAATATTACTACACCTTTTACAAGGTTGTTTAATGTTATGAGACCATATGCAATAGTTTCTTCTTAGATGGTTTACTTCAGCATTACATGAAGGACAATAACGTACCCATCTTCCTTCTTCGTTTTTAAAAACACCATCAGGTACTTCTAAAGGAAAAGGCATTATTTACTCCACTTCTCACGGTCGGCCCAGTAAGCCGCAGACATTTTACCTTTAGCAATGTTCTTTGCATGTCTAGCTTTGAAGGACTTATTCCTTGCAGAACCTTCAGGGGAACCAGAAACACCTTGTTGACCAAATCTAATGGTCTTAACTTGATCACCGTCCTTTGCTACAACAATGTGTGATTTGGTAGGATGTCCAGGTGTTTTTTTAGGGCGATTATATCCGGACACTCCTGCTCTTTCTAACCTAGAGTCTTTCTTCATTTCTTCTTAGCAGTTTTTGCTGCCTCCTTGAAGTCTTTGGTTGTTGGAGCACCTTTAGTGCCTGGCTTTCTCATCTTCTCACCAGAGCCTTCAGCGATACGCTTACGCTTGGCTTGTATGTTCGCATACAGTCCTGGTTTCATTTCTTCTTCTTAGGCTTAGACATACCAGCCTCTGACAAAGCAATAGCAACTGCTTGTTTACGAGACTTAACGACAGGACCGCCTTTACCACTATGAAGAGTACCTTCTTTGTACTCTCTCATGACTTTACGTACTTTAGCTGGTTTCTGTTTCATGATGGATAACCCATCTTCTTCTCTTTAGCCTTCATAGCCTTTGATTCTTTTTTCTCGTGCATCTTCTTAGCTTTCTTTGATGCGTATTCTTCCGCTTCTTTCTTACCTTTAGCGGTATAAGGAAACTTTTTATTGTTCACCATTGGCATTTGTCTTTCCTTTCTTTTTAAACATACACTGTACGGTATCTGTTTCCCATATACGAATAGCAGTCCACATGATCGTTAGTACAGCAGCTATAGCAGGTAACAACTCAGCTAACGTACCTACTACAGTGATTATCGATATAGCATCACCAACCTGCTTTATTGACTCATCAGCGTGGAGAGCCATGTTACACCAACGCTTGTATCTGCTGTTGTAGTGCTGCTAATTGAGCTAACAAGTCTTCTTTGGTTGGTGTAGGCGCTACAGCCTCTAGTGTTGGTGTAGGCTCTGTGAATGTACCATCAACATAACCCCATCCTGGACCAGCATAGTCCGGACAAGGAATCCAACCTTGTTGTACTGCATAGGCTTCATCAGCCACTGCTACGTTTGTTACTGTATGATTATCAATGATTGCCCATCTCATAGCATCACCTTACCAAGTATAGACACGGACAAGACCTGCACCACCATTACCACCAGCACCGGAGTTTGATCCGTTATTAGAAGAACCTCCACCACCTCCTCCAGAGGCAATCCCACCCGCACCACCAGTGCCACCTACACCTGAAATTCTTCCACCGGAGCCGCCTCCACCACCACCTTGGCGACCTGTACCAGCAGTTCCGTTATTACCAGCACTTGTGGAAGTTGCTGGGTTAGCTCCCGCAGCTCCTCCACCACCTACTGATCCTGCGTTAGAACCTCCCGCAGCGGCTGAATACACACTTCCTCCATAATATTCCCCTCCTGCACCGCCGCCAGCGCCTCCTTGGTAGGAACAACCACCTGCATTTGAATTCCAACTAATAGAACTAGTTCCACCAGCTCCGCCGCCAAAACCTGACGCTTGATTAACTCTAAGAATATAGTTGCTACTAGGCTGCCCACCGCCAAAACCATCAGGCAAGCCCCCAGTCGACACTACATAACGGGAAGGCTCCCCACTTGCTGATAGTACGCCAGCACCTAAACCACCAGCCCAATAAGCAGATCCACCATTACCACCATAAGCATATAAACTGGTTCCAAAACTAGTAGTGCCGCCATTAGTGCCTGAATTACCAACCGTATCATTGGATGTTATAGCAGTAGCACCACTACCACCAGCGCCGACAGTTACGGAAACTGTTGATCCTAGATCACTCGCTTTGAATAAACGGTAAGCATAAGCACCACCACCTCCGCCACCACCACCAAAAATTTCAGTCACTCCTTCAACGTTCTGTCTAGAACCGCTACCACCACCTCCACCAGCACCCCAACACTCTACCATCACAAAGGTAGCGTTACCAGGTTTTGTCCAAGTACCGGAAGAAGTAAACTCTTGATAAGCTACGTTAGAAGATACAGGAAGAATATTCTGTAGTGATACGTTAGCAATCGTACCACCAGTAATGTTTACGTTGTTGGCATCCTGTGATGCAATTGTACCTATCAGTGTCTGCACAGCAGTACCATCACCAACAAACAGTTTCTTGTCAGTGGTATTAACAGCAAGTTGTCTGTTTTCTAACGATGCAGGTACTGCACCAGCAGTTGAAGATCCTTTGATCTTTATAGCCATGTCACGCCTCTTTAGAGTTCTTCGTAACCTTTGGTTTATTATCTTGTTTTGTTTCTTTCTCTTCTGTTACTTCTTCATACTCTGGATGAATACGCATTTGTTCAATGTCATACTCATACTCTACACTCATTAGGTTATTTGACCATTTACATCTGAATATTGCCATTGTGACCTCTATGTAAAAGAGAAGCTGCCGAAGCAGCCTCTCTATAGTTATTTAAGCAGGAACAGCGATAGGGAATATTGAGGTAGGAACAGAACTCAAATCACCCTTACGAAGCAGAGAAACACCATAAAGGGTATCGCTAGTAAACAACGTAGCAAGATACTCTTGTTTGTATTGAGTCTGCGAACGAACACCCATTTGTTCTGCAAGGACAGCAGCGTCTTTGTGGAACATAAGAGCAATACGTGCAGAACCAGTAGCGGTATCGCACTGAGGCGTAACAAACACCTTAACACCATACACATCACCGATCTGACCGTTACGGATGGTGTTGTTTGAACCTTGCTCACCAACAAAGGCTTGTTCGGTAAAGCGAGCAAGACCCATAAGCGTGTTACGGCTTGAAGGGGGAACAACAAGATAACGATCAGTCATAGGAGCATCGTTATCGTCCAAACGCTGGATAATACGACGAATACCAGCATCAGTCAGTGCTGAAGCATTGGGAGACGCGCTGTTGTAAGCAGTACTACCGTCACCACCAATGTATGCGTTAGCATAAGCAGCAGTGCCAGCACCGTTGTTTGCTGAACGACCTAGTTGAATAAGGTCAGTATCTACTTGACGTGCAAGAGCGTAACCAGCATCTTCAGTGTAGAAACGACGAAGTGAAGCAAGAGCTTGAACTTCAACGATGTCTTCAATTAGACGCGAGTATTCAAAATGCCTGTTCAAAAGAACTTGAACCTCAGTTTCAACATCAGCTTGGATTGTAACAGCAGTGTTAGCTGCTTTAGCAAATGCAGAACCACGGGTAGGAACAGGAACGTGAAGCGTATCACCTTTCTTACCACGCATAGACATTTTATTAACAAGATTAGCCATAACAAGCGCTTTCTTGTACGATGCAATAATTTCATCTGCTTAGGACTTTTCAATCCTTTCGACTATAGCTTCCCAAGAGAGTTAAAAGTTTCTCTTGAGCCGTTTCACTTAGTCTGTGCGGGTCACGCTTCATTAGCTTAAACTCTTCTCGTACAGCATCCAACACATCTTGTTGAAGCCTTGTACCTTTTAAGTTTGTCTCCATCCAGAGACATAACCGAGCTTGTTCTCTCTTCAAGATAAGGTGATTGACTATATTACGAAGAACTGGACATGCTTTTTTATAGCCTGACAAAATCCAAGTTGTTGAAGATTGCCAATTGTCGTTCTTACTCTCACGATGTTCCATGTGCCCGCCAAAGTTTTGCTGATTCATCTCTAACAAAAACTTTGCTGAGTCTGCCATTCCTACTCTGACTCTTGGCTGAACATAGAACTGTTCGTTTACTTTGGTTGTGGCGAGGTCTATACAACCTTCACCGTCAATCAACCCTGCTAAATACTTCCAACTTACTCGCTTCATAATACCTCCTGGTATTGATATGCGACTTTGGTTTATCGTGTTCCCTCTGATTGGGGTATTCTAACACCCTTCCCAGTTATTTAGAAACGGTTTTACTTTGGCCAGTTACGACAACCAAATTTCAGGAATAAATTTATCTGCGTTGGTTTTGTTTACGATGGAACTACTTCCACCAGGATATGCGGCTGAAGCCATTTTTAATTTCCTTTAAGTTTAGGTTATCGAACCCTACCTTCGCTATAAGCATCCATGATATCTGGTTGTAGTGCCATATAGCGTTCAGGGTCAGTCATTTGAAGCCGAATAAGATCAGTTCGACGATAAATTTTCTTGCTCGTTTCTCCAGTACCACCATCAATTGCTACTGTAGCTGCTTTGAGTTGTTTGTTGTTCTGTTCGGACAATGTCTGAGCAGCTTGTTGAACAAACTCTTGTTTGATTTTTTTGACTGCTTTGAAGTTACTAAGTAACTCATTAGCTGCGTCAAAGTCAAAACTGTTGTTAGCCTCTACAAACAATCGTTGACGGATTGGAGACTCTTTAACCCATTCAGTAAACTCAGGATCTGACGATACCTGTGCATA